ATGGCGTACCCATCACTGTCCCCAGCAACACAGCTGGGGCGACCTTGCATGCAATGAAGAAACGGTGTGATTATTCACCGTCTCTCAACCACATGGACGATTTTTTGGCTGGGCATAAGATGCTCATGGACAAGTTTGACAAAATGCCAGAAATTCGTGTGGACGAAGTGCTCGTTGGAGAGTACCTCAAGAAGTGCAAACCCGGCAAGGCCGATAGACTTGCCGAGGCATTGGCCGCCTCTGAGTTGAGGGTAGACATGGGCGTAAAACATGTGTTCGCGAAGCAAGAAGTCTTGCTCAAGCCTCACGGCGCGCAACCACGCATTGTATATCAGGGCAGCGATATGTACAATGCATTAACGGGTCCTGTTGTTATGGAGCTAAACAACAGGATGAAGCAGGTCTTCTCCAGGGCCAACCCGAAGAATATAGGCAACATCGCAATTTACGCCTGCGGTGCTTCGGGTGAAGAAATTGGGGAAGCCATGGAAAGCGCGACCGGCACGGCTATTGAGTCTGATGCCAAGAACAATGACGGGAGTCAGAGTAAGGAATTTCGCCGACCTGAGGCGATGTTCTATGCTAAACTGGGAGCACCCATGTGGTTCGTTCGAGAATTTGCTAAGAATTGCTCAGTCCGCGTGTGGACGCGATATGGTGTCGCGGCCACCGTTGACGGTGAGAGGTGGTCTGGAGAGACCACCACCACCACAGGCAATTCTTACATTCACATGGCTCTTATGCAAAGTGCTTTGCATAAGGCCGGGATCGAGCGTAGCACGAACATACATGGTGGGGACGATTACCTCGGCTTCGTGGATGGTGATGTGAAGGAGTACAAGGCGTCAGTTGAGTCAACTTATAAGACGTCCGGTATGGTTGCTGAGGTTGTCCCTCAATCCTCACGTCACCACGCGACCTTCTATCGCAAGCGCTATGTGCGCTCGGCCGTAGGAACTCTTCCCGTCCCTCAATTTGGGCGTGTCCTTGCAAAGTTGAACATCCGTGCAAACCGCAACACGGGTGTCAACGATCGTGATTACATGGCTGGCAAGTATTTGTCAGCTGCGTATGAACATCGACACGTCCCTGATCTCCCGGAATTGCTAGTAGCAACCTCAGAGCGCCTCTCTGACAAACCGTTCCTCGACTCTCGCCAAACTAAGCTGGCTGAGATGGGGAGCGTGGACAATATCAAGGAAAAGGTGTCACGTTCCAAGGTTCATGGTCTCACCGAATTTGGAGAATTCCTGAATGAGGTGTACGGTATCAATATGTCGGACCTTTCCGATATCTACGCAAAAGTTGCCGAATCCTGTGTCGAGTACTGCACGGCATGGACGCGCGTAGATAAGAAAGGTAAGACTGTCAACCGTCAGGGAAATGCCAAGTACAGGGCCCCCATCCTGTGCGGTGATGTCGTGGAAGCGTTGACGCGCCTTGATGTGCAAACGTAGTAACTCCGGAGCACCC